GTTGAACTGGCGCAATGCTTCAGAGTGCAGATTTGCAAGGCGTTGGTCGTTGGGTATTCGTGCCATATTTGTCCTTTTGGGGCGATTATCTACCAGCGTTTGACATTGGGCAATGGCGTAAATGTAGCTGGTTTTGTGACCGCTGACCGCCTGATGCCTTCACACGCATATCGCAAAGCATCAATTACGTGGTTCTTTTTGTCCTCAAGCTGGGGCAAGATTCGCCCAGTCAATGGGTCTGATTTATAACTGTATAGGCTCAGTTCGTCAATGGTGTGAATACAGCGAGGGTGAACAACGATGTCGTAGTTCTTCAAGAACTCAATGCCCTCCTCGACCGACTTTGGTCCTTTGACCGCAGTCATGATTTTAGAAAAGCCATTGCGCTTCATGTGGCTGATGGTCTCTGGTCGGGCTGAGTCGGCAACGATAGGCCACTTCTCTGCCTCTGGCACTTGCATGAATAATTCAGGCGTATTGACAATCTCACAGCCAACCATGTACGCCTCATAGTCAATGTAAAGACTTCGCCCAAGAATGTGACAACGCACCAAAACTGTCGGGTCTACCGAGAATCCCCAATCTGCGCCAAGTCGATGGATTGCCTCTGCTGGGGCTTCAAAGTCCTCAATCTTCCAGTTCCTGAATACTCTGCTGTTGCTGTTTCTCAGGTACTGACCCATCCAAACGTGCTGATACTTGTCAGGGTCACGCCGCTTGTCGTACTCCATTTCATCTTTTAAGACTTGTGGAAACCACGGGTTTTCACCAAAGTTGACCTTGATAACTGTGCTGTCGGTTGGCGGTTCTGGTCCACGCAGTAGAAAATCCACTGGGTCGGATTGCTGTCTTGGATTCCAAGTAAACCACAACTCGCTGTTGGGTTTGCGGATTGTTGGCCTAAGTAGGTCAAGGCTGGTCTGACTTAGGCTTTGCGCTTCCTCTACCCAAGCGCAGTCGTACCCTTCCAGCGACTTAATACTGTCCGCGGTGTGGTTCTGCATACCTTGGAAAATAATTGCCCCATCGCCCTTTTTGGACTTGATAACCGAATCCTGTACTTCAAAGTAAGCCCCTGCGTTCATAGCTTCAATCTTGGTTTCCAGCAGACGTTTCACCGATTGATTCAGTGACTTCTGTATTTCCCTGACGCAAACACTTCTGCGCCTTGGGTCAATGATGTGTTCCTCAATCATCAGCTCGGCAAAGGCATGAGACTTTCCGCTGCCCCGACCACCCCATGCGCCCTTGTATCGGCTTGGGCTTGTCAGTGGCAATGCCCAGCGAGGCGTATCAATCTTCAGTGTTTTTTGCATCCACCACCACACGCTCGATGCGTTCAAACAGCAGAGGCGCACCATCTGCACCAGTGTGTTCTTGCTTAACAGTCTCAGCCCAGCGCATTTGTGTCTTTGTCCACCAGATAAGGCTTGTGGTGTCTCCACCCACGGCTTTGCTATACAGCGTCTTAGCAATCTGCCCGTTTGCCTTAGCTTTGCCCATGTCCAGCTCGTGCCTGTAATGCTTTCGCAGGGTCTTGTCATCAATGCCCACCAAGCAAGCGATTGATTCATGTGGCAAGCCTAATCCGCTGCTGGATTCGACCAAGCGGCGGGTTTCGTCTGTGGGTTCGTGTGTGTGATTCATTTATAGAGGGGAATTTGTCCGATGTTAAGCAGTTTCTGCTGTTTCTGTCAATAAAACGGCTTTCTTGCCTGTAAAGTCTTCCCACCGCTTTACTATTACATCGCAATACTTTGGGTCTAGTTCCATTAGTCTGGCGTAACGACCATGCTTTTCTGCCGCCAATAAGGTTGTGCCGCTTCCACCAAACAAATCCAGAACGATGTCTCCTCCTTTTGTATTGTTAAGCATTTGATACTCAAACAACGCAACTGGTTTCATTGTTGGGTGTTCTCCGTTTCGGCTGGGTTTATCAAATTCCAAAATGGTGGTTTGCTTACGGTCTGCCGCCCAAAGGTGTCCAGCGCCGTCTTTCCATCCATAAAGACAAGGCTCGTGCTTCCAGTGGTAATCCTGCCGCCCCATTACCAAACTGGACTTTTTCCAAATCAGGCATTGGCGCACAGTCCAGCCAGCATCGACGCAAGCACCTCGGAAATTTAATCCTTCACTATCAGCGTGCCAAATGTAAAAAACTGCGCCAGCTTTCATCATTAAGTCAGCGGTAACAAACGCATCTCTCAAAAACTGACGAAACTGATCGTTTGCCATATTGTCATTTTTGATAGTCAGTTTTTCCTTTGTGCTGCCTTCATAAGCAACGTTGTAGGGTGGGTCAGTTAACAGCATATCTACCCCCCCCCCGCTTGTAAGTTTCGTGACAGCATCAATGCTGGTGCTATCCCCACACATTAGGCGATGGTTGCCCAACTGGTAAATATCGCCCAGCTTAGTGGTTGGCTCTTCAGGCACATCTGGAACGGCATCCTCATCTGTTAATCCCTCAACCACTTCAGGCTCAAGCAATGCGTCCAGCTCTTTTGGGTCAAAGCCCAGCATTTCTAGAGCAAAACCATCTGCCAATAGGTCGTTTAACTCTATGGTCAGCATTTCATTGTCCCACCCAGCATTAAGTGCCAGACGGTTGTCGGCAATGATGTATGCCTTGCGCTGGGTCTCGGTCAGGTCTTTTAGCTCAATCGTAGGCACTTCTGTATATCCCAGCTTCCTTGCTGCCATCAGCCGCCCGTGGCCTGCAATGATGCCGTTATCACCATCTACCAATATTGGATTAGTCCAGCCAAATTCCTTAATGCTTGCGGCAATCTGTGCAACCTGTTCATCGCTGTGGGTGCGGCTGTTGTTGATGTAGGGTATCAATTTGTCAACAGGCTTTTGCACAATCTTCATGGCATCGGCACTCCCACGGGCCACTGGTCTTGCAGTGCTTTTATTGTCTTTTGATGTGCCTTTTGCCATAAATCTTGCCTTTCCTGTTTGCTAAGTGTTTTCCCTTGGTCAATCTCGTAATGGCATTTCAAGCATAAAGCCGCCACCAGATTGTCATCCGCTTTGATTCCTCTGCCCTTGCCCCCACCCCAGTTTGTGTGTGCTGATTGCACCATTTCCCCACTTCCGCAGGCTTGGCAGTCAAGGCTTGCCACCATCTTTAGCAGTTTTTTGCTTCTGACGTATTGGTGTTTTTCTATCAACTATTAACTCCGTTTAGAATGTTTTTGTTGGTGATGCGTCATAAGGGTTAGCGCCTTATTATTTTGTTGTGCAAATACAAAAGACAAACAACACTGCTTTATGTGAAACGCATTGCCAACACCCATCATTGATGCGACCTGTCTTGATTTCTGTTCGTTGCTTCCCGTGACCGCCAAATCTCGATGTCCAGTCGTGCCGCCTCAATCTCCCATTTCAACGTTTCCTCTTTTTCGATTGCTTCAGCCAGACCACGAATAAGTTGTTGATAACTTGGATGTGCATACGCTTCTCGTTCCTGTGCGTTTGCCGCTTCAATGCCCAATGTTAAGGCATCTTTCATTAACAGGGATTTTTTGGATTTGCGGAATTCCTCAAGATATACCCGTTGCGCTTTGGCTTCTCCATAAGCTGGGGCTTTGTCCCTGATTGTTTGGGCTGCGTCTTCTGGTCTCATTTTTCTTGCACCATTACATTTGCGCCAGCATTTTCGGCATACACCTTTGTGATGTGCGCCTCCACTATCTGGCTGTCATCCAAGTAAACAATGCCATTCATTGCATCAGTGATGCTTTTGTAGCAGTTATCTATGTCTACGCGCTTGGGATATTCCTGATCCGCTAAACAAGCCTCCTTGCGTTTTTTTGAGTATGAGGCGGGTACTGCATATCGAAGGTATAAAAAAACAGTTAAAGCCCCTTTTAATGGCTCTGATGCGCCTATTGCTTGTCGGGCTTTCATGGCCACATGGGTTTCGTAGTCGATTGTTTTGGAATCTGTGTAGGTTTGGACAAACTGCCCCCTACGGGCAAATCTCGGCCTGCCTTTTGGAACTGGGTCACCCTCGACCTCAAAAGTTACAATTAAGGTCATTTTTTGCTTTTTGTAAAAATTCGAGTGCTTGTTGGTATTTTGGGAAACTTGGTGCTAATTTAACGCGCAGTTTTGCCCACTTAATTGCTTCATCTAAGGATATTCTTTTGCCATCCCAAAGCACAGTATTTCCAATAATAGTATTTTCAAACAGGCTTAATTGATTTATCACGTTGTCTCTCCATTTCTGCAATCAATGTATCGAGACCAGCCTGCCCACGCCGCTTCTTGATGTCGGACTTCACATCCCCCCACCATGCCTGCTGCCCCCGCTCTTTCGCTTTCAATCGGTATCGGCGAATCCAGTCCCTCGCTTCTGTCTGGCGCAAGGTCTCCAGCATCTCGTAACGCTCGGTTGATGTCAGCAAGGCTAAATTCTTGGCCTTCCCGCCGTCTGTCAAGTAGGGATTTGTGATCATGCATTAAAAAATCTCATCATCTTGCCAGTGCTTAGCTGGTGGCTGCTTAAATGTTGCAACTGCAACATCTCGCTCGGTTGCAGGATTTTTGTCCGACCATTGATGCTTTGAACATTTAGGTCGTTGTCCGCTTATGTGGATAGACCACCGACTTGGGCAACCTGGCACAGAACACATTAAATTTTCTATTTCGTCCATTTTTCCATCAATTCTGCAATTTTGCGCCTAGCTTCTGCAATAACTTCAGGGTCGGCAGGCTTTGGGTTGTATTCAATCTGGGCTTGGTTTGTTGGAATATTTGGCCCTGCATTACAAAATTCCCGAAACTTAATTGCGCTCGGTGGGTAATCCGCATGACAACGGTCAATCGCATAATCCATGCTTGGGCGATATGTTAAGAATTTTCCAAGTTGCCTTTTCCATTCTTCCCGCACCAGCTCTAAGTCAACACCCTCCCAGTGCCGTAAAAATGCTGCCCCGTAAATAGCACTCATGCGGCCAAAAATGTAATCCAGTCCTTCGTCCTGAGTGCATTCGTTATTTGAGTAATTTGACATTGCTTTGCCCTCCAAGTAATCCGCGAGTTAAACCTTGCAATACAGTGGCGTTGCGCTGCCCTGTTTTTGTCAGGCCATTTTGCGTTTGTTTTTCAGCAACCCAGTCTGCCTTAAACCCCCTCCACCCCCTAGCTACACATTCGGTCAATGCCTGCTCAAGTGTCCACCCTGCTTTTTCAGCCTCGTTAGCAATTCGGGTTATTGCCGTTTGAGTGATTGAGGCTTTATTGGCTTTTCGATGGGAAACAAAGTCTTGCCAAACAGTTTGTGAAACGCCTTCAGGCGTTGTATTTATATTGGTTATTGGTTTATGGTTATTGGTTATTGGTTCTTGTTTATTGTTTGGTTGAACGCCCGTTGAACGCTCGTTTGACCTGCGTTCAGCGGATGCTTTACCAGCCCGTGATGCTTGTTCTATCTTGCTGTGGTAATGCTTGATTTCTCTATCAGCACGAGGGTTTATCCACCCATCTGGCGAAATGTGAAAAAACTCCTCAAGAATCAATTTCACTTTATCTTCATGCTCACGCATACCTATCTGCCGTGCAACGGACGCTACACCACTGTTCAAAGGGCGTTCGTGCAAGTAATACAGGTCAAGAAGTCGGCGATATGCCAAGTCCTCAAGTAAATCCAAATGATTTGTGTGCGACTTGTAATCGCCAATGTTAAATTGGTAGTAGTGCATAAAAGCCCAAAAAAAAGGGCTAGCCCTGAGGTCTCACCCTTGCGGGTGTTGGCGGACTGGCACAGTACCAGCAGACATCAGGGCTAGCCCCACTGTGAAACGCCGCCAAGCGTCTTTTTTCCATTTTACTCTACAAACCATTCAGGCTTCAAGTCCTTGAGCTGGCGCAATCGCAACTCAGGGATTTGTGCCTTCCACTGGCAGACCGCAGGCTTACTGATGCCCAAAAGTCTAGCAAGCTCACTCTGTGACCCTGCCAATTTGATAAGCTGTTCTTTTGTCATTGCCAAATTTTAACTTTAATTAACTAAAAAGCAACGCTAGGGAAATTACCTATAAAAAATCCTTTACAGGAAGTTAACTTTGCTTAATAATTCACCCATGCCCCAGCAATTCCGCACAGGGTCTTTAAGGAGTTAGTATGAAAGCAGAACACAGCGAGTTTGACTGTTTAGAGGTTGAGCATCCAGACGCGCCAGGCGTTGATCTTGAATGTTACTTTGACGCAGAAACAGCCAACCTTTGGTTTGTCTATATCGGTGATGCACTTATCACCGACTTACTGCGTGACACAGTAATCCAATCCCTAGAACGTGGCTATGTTAAGGCTTGTAAAGAACAGGCTGACAACGACAAACTCGACTACGCGCTTGCCCGTTACGAATCTAAAAACTATGAGGTCTAACATGATTGATGGCCCTTACACCCCTACAAAACCCACGCTTGCAGACAAAGTGCTTTTTTGGCTCTCTGGCTTTGTTGCAGGATTTATTTTTGCTCTTTTAATCACAGGAAACTGAAATGAAAATGATCACATACACAATTCTTTGCCTTGCATCAATCATTAGTCTTGGTTGTTCTAATGCCCCCAAAACGCCCGTCACGGAATTTAATGCACCAAACCAAGAGTTAATTGTTGACGCAAAAATTCAAATGATGGGGCGCAACGAGGTTATAGATGCGGTTAAACAATGCGAAACCTCTGGTTTGCGGGCTATCCCAATATATGCCAAACGCAAAGTAAGCGGTTATGCAGTCGAAACAATCGTTGAAGTAACTTGTGGTCCAAAGTATCGTTATTAAGGAAAAACTAACATGAAAAACATTGCAACCGCATTGGTCAAGGCTCAAAAAGCATTTGGTCCTGCTCTGAAATCATCCACTAACCCGCACTTCAAATCCCGCTACGCAGACCTTGCCGCCTGCGTTGAAGCAGTCATCCAAGGGTTGAACGACAACGGTATCGCCCTCATACAAAAAAATTATGAGTGCAAAGACGGGGTTATGGTTGAAACCGTATTCCTGCACGAATCAGGCGAGTTGATTGAATGTGGCATCCTCCACGTTCCAGCCGCCAAACTAGACCCTCAAGGTTATGGTTCTGCTCTGACTTATGCAAGGCGTTATAGCTTGATGGCTGCCTGCGGTATTGCGCCTGAAGATGACGATGGCAACAGCGCCAGCAGACGCACCGAAATAAAGTCAGAAGTTAACGAACACCAAATGGCAGACTTACTTGCTGTCATGGATGAAGTCACTACGATGGCAGACCTTCAGAAAGCCTATAAAACAGCCTACACAGCAAGCAAAGGCGAACAGGCATGGGTTACCAAGGTCATTGCTAAAAAAGACGCTAAAAAGGCTTTACTTGAGGGAGCAAAATAATGGACCAAGGTACAACAGAATGGTTTGCCGCTCGATGTGGCAAGGTCACTGCCAGCAGGGTTGCGGACATCATTGCCAAAACCAAGACGGGTTACAGCACCAGCAGGGACAATTACATGGCGCAACTAGTCTGCGAACGCATGACAAACAAACCTGCAGAGTCTTACAGCAACTCAGCCATGCAGTGGGGCACTGATACCGAACCCTTTGCGAGGGCTGCTTACGAGGCCAAGGTTGATATTTTGGTAACCGAGGTAGGGTTCATTACCCACCCTTGGATTGAGATGTCTGGTGCGTCTCCTGATGGTTTGGCGGGTGATGGTTTGGTGGAAATCAAATGCCCCAATACAGCCACCCACATTCAGACCTTGCTTGACCAAAAAGTGCCAGAAAAATACATCACGCAAATGATGTGGCAAATGACTTGCACTCAACGCCCGTGGTGCGACTTCGTTTCCTTTGACCCACGTATGCCAGAAAAATACCAAATATTCATCAAACGAATCAACTTTGACAAACAACTGGTTGATTCGCTTGAGAATTCAGTCATCCAGTTCTTGGGTGATGTAGACCTAAAAATCCAACAACTTGAAAGCCTTGCATGAAAAAAATTAAAGACATTACCGTAGTAACTGGTTCATACACCAACAAACAAGGCGAGGAAAAGAAACGCTACCAAAACATCGGTTCGGTGTTTGAGGATAACGGCAATCTCAAAATCAAACTCGATGTAGTACCTCTGCCAAAAGGCGGCTGGGATGGTTGGGCAAACTGCTACGACCCAAAACCAACAGAACGCCAACAGCCAAAGGAGTTTGACGATGACGTACCTTTTTAATCGGGTTCGGTCTAGCGACCCAATCACCAGCTATCAAGCCGCAGACCAAGCGCAAGACTTGGCTCGGCAGCACTTCAACTTAATCGTGGGTTGCCTTCAGCGTTTTGGCGCACGGGGCAAAGATGGCATTGCTGAGTTAACTGGGTTGGATGGCAACCAAGTTGCAAGGCGATTGCCAGAATTGCAAAAATTAGGTATCGTTGAACTTACTGGTCAAAATACCAAGTCCAAGTCTGGCAGGGCAGAGCGAGAATGGCGTTTTATACCTGTTCAACGGGAGTTAATATGACACCAGAGGATGAAGAATTTGAACGAATCTCGCGTGAAATCAAACGCAATGCTACTGATGACGATGACATTCAGGACTACAAGAAGCCTTGGGTTGGGTTGACAAACGATGAACAAAAAGAATTTTTATATAGCCCCATGCCATTGGCAGCTTTAATTGAAACTATTGAAACCAGATTAAGGATAAAAAACTCATGAATGATGTTCTTATATTTTGTCTGGGCGCATTGTTGCCCTATGTGCTGAAAGTCCTAGAGTCTGTGGTGATGTATATGAGGCGCGAACTCGAACAGGAAAGACGCAATGAGCATCCTTGAAATCCTTGCTTGGGTTATGCTTTTGATTTGCTCTGGCGCAGTTATTGTTGTAACTGTGATGGTTGCAATCTTCATGTTAAGCAAAGAGGATTAACTGTAAGCCCTTGTTCCTTGTTTATCAATAATAAGGGCTTGTTTACGGGATTTATCGCTTTCGCTGTTTGATATAGAGATATGCGTCCAGCGGTCAAACTCTCTGATTACTTGGTCATACTCTATACCAGACGCAATGATTGCCTTCACGACCTCGTCAGGGGTCATGCTTGGCACTCTAAAGTCACAAGCGCAACCAATACGGTGTTGGCTTGTGTCCTTAGAACCTACCGCATCATTGACCTGCTTACACCTAAAAGCAGAGTTAATCATGATTGGCTTGCCCCCAAGCACCACTTTTACCTGTTCTAAAAAATCTGCTAGGCGCGTAAGGTTGGCTAACTCTGCGTCATTAGGACTGTTGTCCCAGCCGTTGCGCTCTGCGGTCTCGCTGGCGGTAAGTTCTTCTAGAGTGAAGTGTGGTGTTAAATTCATTTTTTAGCCTTCATGTCCATGATTTTCTCTAGCGTTCTGCCGCCAAAATAGAACGACATAATGAGCATTCCCCACTGCCCTAGCAGCTCTACATAGTTATTGTTTACTTCAATGTCCCACGCAGACATCATTGCAAAGGTTGTGTAGGTAAGTAAGATAAACACCAAGGTCATAGGGCGAATGTTTTTGGACAACCAAGAGTCAGAACCCATATCTGCCTTGAGGCGTTCAGTCAATTCATGTTGCTCAGAAACATCAGCATTGAGTTTTGCCAACTCGCCATTTTGTTGCATCTCAAGCAATTTAAGTTTGGCTTGCTCTGCCTGTGCAGGGTCAGGAAATACCTTGTCAAGTATCTTTCCACCAATATCTAAAAGTGCGCCGATAGGTATCATTTCTTGGCTCCAATCTTTGTTTCAATAACTGCAATGTGCATACGATTGACTTGGATGTCATCACGATTCTTTTGGATTTCTTTTTCTAAATCTTGGC